CAGGTGAGTACAGCCACTCGATCGCTAAAGGCGCTCAAGCGGCTGCTGTCAGAGACGCTATGGTCAGAATACTGACTAGGATCCCTGAAGACGACGAAGTAGAGAATACTCCATTCGGCGTTCAACGGCACTTAAAAGGAATACCTTTGTGGAAAACCGTTATGAGAGAGCAGGTTCTGGATACAGAACTTAACTTTCTTGACTCCTACTTTGTAATCAAAGAACAGGAGGGTCGATTTACTGGTCTCGATAGAGACACTGGTAAACAGATCATGTATGTGGCATGGAAGGAATCCCTTCCAATACCCGTACTACGTGCAGAAGTTGTCCCAGAGATGGGCAACAAAGCACGTTTCGTAACACTATCAGACTATTGGCTGAATGTATTACAAGCGCCTTTATCGCATGTCTTAATAGACGCGATGAAGTATCACCCTTCAGTCTTCTCAAGCTTTCACCGACAGGATCAAGCTTTTGAAGCAGTGAAGGGTATATGTCAGCTCAAAACTAATAAGTTCGGGGAAGACATTAGAGTACTGTCTAGCGACCTAAAGGACGCCACCAATGCTCAACAGTGGTCATTGACTAAATCATTGATCACTGGTTTCATAGAAGGGTTTGGACTATCGTACAGACCCGAATATGTGGATCTAGTTCTGAGTACTATCGGACCCAGAATCATAGAAATCCGAGACGACCTATCGATCATCTCGAACACTGGGATAATGATGGGCGAGGCTATCGCCAAGCCCTCATTAACTCTCCTCAATCTAGCGATTGAGGAATTAGCATTTCTCAGCTATACTAATAGCGAAGATCTGCTATATACAGATGACCCCTCGCCCTATCGGGTGTGGAGATTCATCCATATAGGTGGAGATGACCACTTAGCAGTGGGACCAGTCCCCTACCTCAACCTGATAACCCATTATCATGGGTTGGCAGGTTCCCACATCTCGCCTGGCCAACATGGCCATTCAGCGATATGTGTTAAATACACGGAAAGACTGATAAATATATCGAATTTCCGGTATCGCAAACCTTTTGATCCAGAAGATCATAACCGATCTATAATAGTAGATTCGGTAAAGGTTAGACTTCTCGAGAGAGGTCAATCGACCCTCATGAAGAAGGACAACAAGAATGTCGCGATTGGTAAATCAGGACAACTTGGTGGGTGTATAGAGTGGTTGCCGAAAGACGACCGATTCTATACATGGACAAAGAAGATCTCCATAAGAGATCTATTTGTTAAGCGCATGGGTAACTTATTACCTAATAAGGTAACTAACCCAAAAGCGTACGCCGCAATCCATCTACCTAGTAAGGTAGGCGGTTACGGACTCGGCATGAAATCTGAAACCAAATTTTGGTTCGATAAATGTCCCACCCCCACGAAAGGCCTTATATATAAAGCCTATCTGGGGTTACCTATTAAAGAAGAACTAAAGATATTTAGACTTCTTAATAGTAATACTTCTGACAGGGGTGTTGAAAATATTCAACTGTTCCAGCAGAAGATAATCGATCAATTATCTGAGTATCCTCAGATGATTAATGCGATTGATTGGCAGGAACTCAGGAAAATGTTTCCTGATCCTAACAATAACGCCAAAAAGACCATCAGTCTCGCGGCGGACGCAGGCTTCCTAAGTATAGAAGAGTTTGCGAAGAGAGCTACAAGAGGAAACCTCTTCCAGCATCTCTTGATGGGGTGCAAGGACCTAAAGGTCTTTAACACCCGACCTTTCGTATCCACATACAAATATGTATGGGATAGGACTGATGACTACGGTCTTGCCGAATACGGCAAGGACGTAGTAATGGATGAAGATGATATAGTTACTACTATATCCTCCATTGCCCCACAGTGGTACTTCGATATTAATCAAATTACCACTATGGACGTTGGTTTCTGGGATCCGGAAAATCC